GCCTCCAGGCCGAGCTGGGCGTCGACGCGGCGGGCGCCACACTTGCCGCAGGCGTCGCGATGCACATGCCCTTCTCGTAGGTACGCCCCTCCCGTTGCGACGTCGAGCCGGCGTCATCCCGGCGATGATCGCATCGCTCGTCGCCCCCGTCCCATCGCGCCGTGCCGTAGTCCCTCAAGCCATAATAAGGAACCGATGTGACCACGCAATGCACCGATTCGTCCGCCAGCGGCAGCCGCCGGGCCTCGGATTGCACGAGGAGATGGTTCATCGGCACGGATGCCGGTTTTCGTCGGCAATTTCGCTCATAGGAGGCTCTTTTCCCGCGAAAAACCGCGTTTTCGTCGGCATTTGCAGGGCTCGAAACGCCCCGCGGCGAACCCCGCGGCCTCGTCCGGGGTCACGTCGGGGCCGGTCTCGCCCTCGGCCTCCTGCCGCTCGGATTCGCGCGTCTCGGCGTCCAGCTCGACCATGTTGGCCGGGACATACCGCTTGTCACCGCCCCCCTGCGATCCGATGGGATTCATCCCCTCCAGCTCGCGGATCTCGTCGGGCGACATGCCGAACTGGAACATCTTCTGGTAGTAGTCGGCCCTCGCCTGGACGTTGGCCCGGAGCATGGCCGAGATGTCGTGGCGGATGTAGTACCCGGCCCGCGTCTCCTCCTCGGTGAGGAGCTTGAGGCCCATGCATTCCTCGATCCGCACGCACCAGGGGCGGAGCGTGGTCATCAAGTAATCGATATTGCTATGTTCGATGTTGGCCAGGTGCGCCTGCGAGTAGTCCTGGAGCTTGTGCGGGGGCAGGCGGAGGATGCGGCAGACCTCCAGCACCTGGAATCGGCGGGTCTCGAGGAACTGGGCCTCCTCGGGGTTGACCTGCGTCTCTTCCCAGTCGAGCCCCTCCTCGAGGATGCCCACCTTGCCCGCCGAGGCGCTGCCGCGGTGGATCGCGTTCCACGAATCGCGGATGTTGCCCCTGGCCTCGGGCGTGAGCCGGCCCGGATACTTGAGGAAGCCGCCGGGCCGGGCCCCGTTGCCGAAGAAGCCGGCGCCGAACTGCTCGGCCGCCTTGCCCAGCCCGATCGCCTCGCGGCCCAGGCCGACCGGCGAGTAGCCGATCAGCCCGTTGAACCCCAGGCAGCCGAGATGGAGCATCCGCGACGGGGGCACCCGCGCCAGCCGGCCGGCGTCGAGGACCGAACCTTCTCGAGTGACCTGATAGTGGGGATCGGCGCCCGGGTCGCGGCGGAGCACGACGTTGGCCGGATTGAGCAGGTTCAGCCCCACGGCCTCGCCGCCGACGGTGAACTCGATCTCGGCGAATCCGTTGCCCCACTGGAGGGCGTGCGCGATCCAGGCTTCCCGCCACTGCATCGAGCTCATCAGGTTGCTCGGGCCGTCGGGGCACCGGGCCATCAGGCGGGAAACGGGGTGGTCCTTGACCAGCCGCTGGCCGCCCCGGGGCTTGCGGCGGAAGACCGCCAGCGGCAGCGAGGCCACGTCCTCGGAGATCACGTGGATGCCCGCGAAGAACGCCGTGAACGACAGCGCCGTCTGCGGCGTGACCACGATCCCCGCGATCGAGGGCGTGACCAGCGACCCCGGCCAGCCGGTGGGGCCGGGATAGGCATACTTCGCCCGCCCGGCCGCGCGACGGAGGAACCGGGGCATGCCCTTGGTCAGTCGGGCCACCTAGAAGGCCCTCGCCCGGAAGGTATGCCGCTCGCGGTAGCGGTATCGGGGAGCAGGCAGGATCGGCCGGGGTGCCCCGATCGCGTACGGCAGCACCCGCACCCGCACCGAGGAGGGCACGAGGATCTCCCCGGGCGCCAGCGGGATGCCCGGCCAGACGTCGAGGTCGAGCGGCGGGCCGATCCGGGCCCGCGGGATGGCCTCGTAGCCCATCGGGGCCGTGGACTGATAGGACGATTCAGCGTAGCCCCGATAGCGGGTCACGAAGCCGCCGGTCGGGGGCACGGTACAGGCACCGCCCGCGCATTGCGAGGCCAGCGCGGCGGCGAGGAAGAGCGATGTCATGGCGGTGTCCTCCCGTCGTTTCGCAGCCGATCGGCCACCTCCTTCAGGGGGGCGATCACGGCGTCGATGCTCGGGCCGTTCAGGGCGTAGTGGATCACGCCGTTCGGCCCGCAGGTGATGAAGCAGAATGGCGTGTCGGGGTGCAGGCCATGCGCCGCGATGGCCGCGGAGGCATCGACCCGGACGACGGGGGCGGTGGTCACAGGATCATCAATCCTTCGGTCTCGTAGACGCTCGGCCGGGCATCGCGGGCGCCGGCCATGGCGCCCGCCACGGCGTTGACCAGGGCCGCCATGCCGTCGATCTTGCGACGCCGCGCCGACTTGTCGAGCTTGAGGTTGCCCGCCGGGTCCATCGCGGCCACGGCATTCGAGGCGTGCCAGCGCAGGATCGGATTCCCCCGGTGTCGGAGCTTGCCATCGGCGATCAGCCCGGCCAGCGCCTTCGTCGGCCCGTTGAGCGAGGCGTATCCCTGGGGGAGCAATTCGACGGGAAGCCCGTGGTCATCCTTGAGCGCCGGGCCGACTCGACGTTGATTCCAGGGATCGAGCAATAGCATCCGCAGGTTGCGGCCCCGGGCGACCCCCGCTACCTGCGCGATGATGGCATCCTCGTCGATCTGTTCCCGGCCGACGAGCGTGATCAGCCCCATGTCGGCCCATTCGCGGTAGGGCTGCCCGTGACGATGCTCCAGGTCCACGATCGGGCCCTCGGGCAACCAGAACCGGCACTCCACGTCGAATCCCGCGGCGAAATCGCCGGTCAGGATCACCAGCGCCGTCAGGTCCTCATTCTGCGACAGATCCAGCCCCATGTAGCAGGGCTCACCATCGTCGGGGCCGTGGAGCCACGACCCGCCGCAGGCATGCCACTTGACCGGGTCGACGAACAGGGCCAGCTTCGAGCCCACGATGTTGAGCCGCAGCCGCTTGAAGTTGGCCAGCGCCGCCGGATTGAGCTTCGCCTCGGTCAATTCCCGGCGGAAGTCGTCCGCCGAGGCGATCGTGCCCAGCGCCGGGTTCGCCTTGCGCCACGTCGCCGGGTCGTCGATATCGTCCTCGGGAAGTGCCCGATAGATCAGGCCCAGGTGGGTCCAGTCGGCTACCGTGCCATCAGACACCTTCTCCGAATACTCCCGCATCTCGTGCCAGACGCCCTCCACGTCGGCGCCGGCGGTGGTGACCGCGATCAAGAGGGGTTGCTCGCGGGCCGCCGATGCATACGTGAACACATCCCATAAATCGCGGTCCGGCTGGCGGTGCAGCTCGTCGAAGAACGTCGCCGACGGGTTGAGTCCGTCCTGCTTGGGGGCCTCGGCTGAGTTCGCCACCAGCCGCCCGTGGCCCGCCACGATCATCTTGCGGGAGTGGATCACGTCGGCCTTGCGGAGCAGGCTAGGCGAGGCTTCCAGCATCCGGGCCGCCTCGTCGAAGATGATCGATGCCTGGTCCCGGTCGCAGGCGTTAAGATACACCTCGGGTGCACCCTCCCCGTCGGCGAGGAGCATGTACAGGGCTACCGCCGACATCAGCGAGGATTTGCCCGATTTCTTGGCGATCTCGACGTAGGCCCGGCGGAACCGGCGACGGCCGTCGGCCCGTCGCCAGCCGAAGAGCCGCATCAGGAACGAGCGTTGCCAGTCGAGCAACTCCAGCGGCTTGCCCGCCCACCTCCCCTTCGAGAGCCGGCAGAACTGTTCGATGAAGTGACAGACCCGTTCCCCGGCCGCGGGATTGAACCGGCAGCCGACCGACGCGGCCAGGTCGTCCGAGGCATCGAGCATCCACCGCCGGGTCACGCGGTCGATCCGGGGCGGTCGGGTCGCGATGGTCATGCTTGTTTCAGGAACTCCTCGAACGGATCTTTCGGGTTGTCCCTGCCGGCACGGATGCGGGAGCGGGCCGAGGGCGTCATGCCCAGCTCGACCAGGATATCCTTCATCAGTCGCATGGTGGCCATCTCGACGGCGATGGCGGGATTGGCGAATAGCCGCGTGCCCGTCTTGCGGCCCTTGGAATTGACGATGTCCCGCTCGATCACCATCCCCCGCTTGACGATCTCGCCGCGGGCCCGCAGCCATTTGGAGTATGCCTCGCAGTAGAGCGTCAGGGCCGGCCCCTCGGCCTTCGAGATGATGCCCATGTGCCCCAGGATGGCCACCATCCGCGCCCACTCGTCCTTCGCCAGCGAGTCGAGGTGATCGGGGGGCTCGGGCAGTCCCGGCGGCGGCGAGGGCTCGGCATCGTTGACGCGGCTCTTGCGGGTGCCGCGGAGGATCTTGATATGCGTCGGCGTCGGCTTGCGCCCGCGGGTCGCCATCTAGCGGGCCCCCGAGGTCGCCGCGGCCCGATGCCTGCCGCGTCGTCGGCCCGCGGATGCCCGGCCGTTCGCCGAATCCTCGCCGGCCACCTCCAGCCTCGGCTCCAGCCCCATACCCGCCAGCCGTTCCAGCGCCACCGCCTCCGAGCCCCGTGCATCCATCCGCACGACGTCAATCTTGGCCCACCCCAAAGCCCTCGCCGCCTCCAACGTCCCGTTGCCCGCCCGCACGATCCCATCCGCATCGACGACGATGGGCTTCCGCTGCCCGAACCGCTTCAGGCTGGCCTTGATGGCGTCCAGATTCCGCTCGGGATGGCGGCGGACGTTGGCCGGGTCGAGCGTCAGCGAATCGACGGCGACCGACGAGACTTTCATGCGCGGATTAGCGGCAAAAAACGTGCAACTT